AACTCGGAACCCGAGACACTGTACATGGGGCTGCTGAACGGCTCCCTCGACATGCTCCGGGCGCAGAGCCAGCTCGCATCCCACTATATCGATATCGTCGGGAAGTCCGCATGGCCTACCCTCGAATTCACGGGACCCCCCGGAATTACCGAGGAAGTACAGGCAATGTGGGACGACACCCCCGGCGCAAAGAATATAAAGCCCCCGCAGGTGCAGGTCGGGATCTCCGATGTTCCAAGGCCACCCTCCGAAATCGGGATCGCAAAGGAATTCCTCGACGAGGCGATCGAGGCAAACACCGTACCGGCTGTCGCAAGGGGCCAGCGACCTACCGGCGCAGCTTCCGGCTATCACACGGCAGTCCTCGCAGGTATCGCATCGCTTAACTTCGGGGCCGTGAAAGAGGCAATGGAAAGAGGACTGCAGGACAAGGGCGAAATCATCCTGCGAATTGTCGAACACGTTATCGACGACCGGGTGACGGTGTTCGGAAAGACAGAAGCCGGCGTTCTCGACGCGGTTATCAAGCCTTCCGATATCAAGGGCCACTACGTCAACATTGTTCGTATCAACTCTGTCAGCCCGGAAGAGCAGGAACGAAGGCTCAACCTCTGGTCGAACCTCTGGAGGGCAGGATATGTCGACCTCGATACCGCCCTCAGGAAAGGCGGCGTAAGCAACCCGCTCGAAGTTCGCTCGAAGATCCTTGAGGAGCAGTTCATCAACTCGCCGGGCATACAGGAACAACTCCAGGCTGCCGCAGCCGCCCGAATTCCGACGATACAGAACATACTCGAGGCGGCACAGCAACAGGGCGGCATGCAGCGTCCGACTCCCGAAGAGACTGCACAGAATATCCTGAACACCCAGGGAGCGCAGCAACTCCCGAACCCCGGCAACTTCCAGCAGGGCAACCAGGCCGGGATAAGGCCGCAGGCTCCCGGAACGGGAATCCCCGCCACGACCAGGCCGGTCATGCCGGGATCGTTAGACGAAATGAGGCAGACTGCCGCTGCAATATCAGGGCCAAGAACAGGCAACGTCAGGGTTCCCGGCGCAGACATATCTCCAGGAGCAAGAGGTTAATTCATGGCAAATGCAACGCACCCGCTGGAAATAGCATTTACAAAATTTGACGATACCGCACTGCGGATGCTGAAGAAAATCGAAGCAAGCTTCAAGGATTTCACCGATATTCCGCAGGTAAAACAGCCCACAAAGCGAACTAAGAAAACGATCTACGGGCAGGCTCCGCAGACTCCTTTCGGAGGTATTTAAATGCCACAACACTATACGACCCGCGTACTCGTGGACATACCGGTGCATTACGCGCCGATGGTCGGGCTTCCCACCGACCCTGACGACCCGAATGTTTTTGCAAGAAGCGGCAAGAAGATCAACATTCACATCCCCAGGTTGGTAATTCCGGGCAACGCCAGGAGTGAGGCACAGGCAAAAGATGACGCTGCCCGTGCGCTGCTGAAATACGGCATTCCGTTCCAGGCTGCGAAAAATCTTGTAGGCGAAGGTTTTGAAATCCTCGATGCCGATGACCCCAGAAGAGAATTGTTACGGCTAGAAGACTCATCTCCAGAAGATATTGCTGCAGGTCGAGGCAGAACCGGCATGCTTACCGGGGCCGATGACCCGTTCGAGGATTTGAAAAATCAATATTGGAAAGAAGAAGGCCTTGGCGCAACTTACGAGGAGATCGGCGCACCAAGCGATCCCTTTGGAACGAGGGAAAGGGCGAGAGAGATTGCCCGTTCCGGGGAAACAACCGGCGTATACGGCGAATCCCTTGCAGATGCTTTAGCGGCGATGAGGACTGCGGAGGCCGAATTTGAAGAGGTAAGGGCAGAAACAAAAACAAAAGGAGTATCTGCCGAGGACGCTCAAGCTGCGATGAAAGCCGCGCAGGTAAAAAAGGATGTGGAAGCCAGAGCTGCAGCAGCCCGCGAAGACGAACTAAGGGCGCGCGCAGAAGAGGTCCGGCTAGATCCAGAGTTTGCTGCGGAAGAAGGCCTTGGATGGGAAGGGAAGGACCTAGATCCTGTAACCGGAGAAGTCAGGGACACCGCTATCGGACAGGATCAACTCGCACAGACCCTCGAAGAGGCAGTTGAGGATCAACGGGCTGCCGATGAGGCTGCTTTAGCCCAGGTGGGTGGAGGCTTCGTCGATGGCGGCGGTGGAACGCCGTGGACTCCGCTTGAAGGGGTTACCAGCATTCAAGACATGCTCAATATCTTCATGCAGAACCCCGAAAGGTATTACACAACTGAAGATATTTTTGATGATGCCGGGAATGTTATCAGCACCCAACAGGTTATGAACTCTGCCGCAAAGGCTGCTTTACAGGCGTTCAGCACCCAGCGTGGCGCAGAGGCTATGGAAACCGGCGCAAGGTTCGGAACTGGAGGGCCGTTCGGTGTAATTGCAGGGCGAGGTGGAACAGCGCAGGATGCAATAGGTCTTGCAGAGCAACAGGCATACGCAGGCATCACCAGCCCGTTTGCAGCCCTGCAGACAGGCGGTAGAATCGGGGACATCAGCACGATTCTCAGGGGTGGACTTACTGCAACGGAACAATCTGCCCTTGCAGGACTCGAGGCCCGTGGCGGCCTTACTGCACAGGAACAGTCCGATCTTGCAGGCTTACAGGCAAGAGGTGGACTTTCTGCACAGGAACAGTTTGACCTTGCAGGTATGCAGGCTCGGGGTGGCCTGGGTGTAGCAGACCAGTTTGCTTTAGCGGGTATGCAGGCAAGAGGCGGGTTGACTCCCGAGCAGATGAGGGGATTAGCCGGACTGCAGGCAAGGGGCGGTCTTACGCCCGAGCAGAGAATGGCAGAACAGCGCATGGCACTGATGCCAAGCCTGTTCCAGATGACTCCTCAATCACTCGGTGGGTTTGCAGAGGTTTTTGGAGGAGGAGCAGAAGGAAAAGCGGCTTTACAGGGCTACCTGTCACCGTTCTTTACACAGCCGGCATTTGAAACACAGGGGGTAACTCCCCCCATCGACTGGGCCGCAGAGGGGGCATTGACCCCTCAGGCATTACCTCCTCAGGCGTTGCCTCCGGCTCCCGGCACACAGCCAGAGCCATGGATAGATCCCACGGAATGGGGCACAGGTGCAATTCCTGTATCTTCACCTCGATCTTCTTCCAGGTTTTTACAGCCAGAACAGCGCGGCATCCCTCGCCAGAACCTTTTGGCGGCGGCAGCACCTATTCCTGCTCCTCAAACAAGGCAGACTTTCGGGGAGTACAGAAAGGCAAGCCCGTTTACAAGAGGCGGGACAGAAGCAAGGGCAGCAATAGCCGGTAAAAACCTTGAAGATTACCTGGGAGAGGTGACCCCGTTTGGAGGGGAGACAAGGCGAGGCGGGTTGGGAGCCAGGAGAACGAGGCAACTTACTTACTAACATGGTCAGCCCTTTTTTTACAGAGAACCCGTTTGAAAGAAGCACCCGCCAGTTTTTTCAGCAGGAGGAGCAGGACAGGCTGCGAAGACAGGCTGCGATGCTCCGGGCTGCCCGTGCGCGCCAAAAAGCGCAGGAAGAAGCACAGGAAGAACAGGAGAGGCTGGCAGAACAGGCCCTTGTCCAGAAGTACGCCCAGTCGATGCAGCTACCGCAGGTTCAGCCCGGACAGGAATATGTTCCCGGACCAACCCCATCTCCTCCTGCAGTAGTAAAAGGCATTGATGTACGTCCTGAAGATGAACGCGAAGAGCCGTTCAGGTTTACTGAAGGCTTTGCGCCCGGTATCCGCTCGAATCTTGCAAATGCCGCAATAACAGCCCTCGGTTCAATAGAGCCGGGACTAAACACGGCTATTGGACTCGGTGCAAGGCTTATTCCCGGTGACCAGGAGTACGACAAGCAGTTCCGTAACGTCATGCAGGAACGTGCTGAACAGGGCAAGGGTGGAGGGATAAGGCAGTTCTTTGCAGCAGGCACAGAAGCAGCACGGCGCGCTTCCCCCACACAGCAGGGGTCAGAGATTTTTGCCTCGTGGCTGATGCCGTGGCTGGACATGGCGGGCGGTGTCGGAATTCCGCAGGAAGCCCTCGATCAATTCCGGGAACTCAGGCATCAGTATTTCGAGGAGGAGACAGGAGAAAAGTGGGATGATGCCGGATTCTTCCGAAATCCTACTGCCGACTTTCGTGCTATGCGCCGTGCCTACAGGGACATAGACCTGCCGAAATATTACAAGGGTACGATGGAGGTCTTCCTCGATCCGCTCAACCTTATTCCAGGCGCAGGTTGGGTAAACGACGCGAAATCTCTGACCAAGCTCGCGAAGGTAACAACAGTTACTCTCCCTCGTGGGACGTATCGCACGATAGTAAATTCTCCTAAATTACCTGCGGAATTAAAGGCAAGATGGAACACCTTAAACAGTATCCCGGATGAAGAACTGACTCTAGATGCAATAAAACTAAAAGCGGATGCCGGTAAGGAGATAATAGATCACACTGACATCGGTGTTTTGCAGAGGCAGTTCCAGCGAGAATCACTTGCAGGCTCTGCAAGGGCAGCAGTCAGAAGGACGGCAATCGCAGAACAGAAAACTCTCCAGGAAAAAATCACCAAAGAGTTGGCAGGTATTGAAAATGAAAGAACAATCCTGGAAAGTGAACGTAAAACATTATTTAATCGGAAGAGAGAACTTCGTAAGAGAACAGATGACGCAGCAATTAGAGAACGAAGCACTATTAATAAGCGAGTAAAGGCAAATTCTGATGAGAAAAAAGCTTTATTAGAGCGTCAGGATGTCTCAACACAAAAATGGGGGGCTATTGACGATGTCATAAAAACACTTGAGCAAGAATCTTTTACTGCCCCCAAGATAGCTACCGGTAAAGCTCTGGCAGAACTTGCAGAAGCACAGATGGGGGGACGCACCACTCCGCAGGTAGCCGGATATTTTGATTACGCAGAACCGGTGATCGTTGGTAATCGTGCGGATGACAGGTTTGCAGAGGGCGCAAGGTTCTTTGACGAGGCAGGTCCCGCAGTTGATGATCAACGCCGGCTAGAGACTTCAGATGAACTCTATGAACTTGCTGACGCTAATTTGCGAAGCGG